TTGCTCCTCACCATAACTCATTGATGCTCTTTTTTCGTTAGGGCTAATCCACCATGCTTTTGACATTTGGTCAACAACCTTATCCATCTCCTCTTGCAATTCTGGTATAACAGAAAAATCAAAATCTAAAAATATTTTATCACCATACATAGGCACTAACCAACGATTCAATTCATCTCTTATTTTTAACATCTCAGGTATTACACAATTTTGATATAGAGCCTTCTTTGCTTCTTTCATATTGTTGTATGTACTTGACTCTGTATTATTAAGTAGTTGAACAGGAACATTATAAATGTTACATAAATCTTTTATAGACGCATTGTATTGCTCAATCAAACTTAAATCACTTGCATTCAATCCAAAGTTTACCCATGATAATTTCTTTGGTGTTATGATTACATCACCAGCATTATTACTGCCCTGAAAATTACTTCTGAATTTATCTTTTAATTGTTGTGCTTGTACTTCATTTAAATCACCTTCATCACTCATTAACACACCTCTTGCAGTTTGATTTTGTAAATACTTAACACCTGTTTGTACAGCCTCATTGTTTGTAGTCATTGACCTTAATCCAGCCTTTAATGGTGATTGGCCATAAAGATGAGAGCCAGTGCCATCATAATAAGGGTTGAAATCTTTTATATGACAAATGTTTTCTGCTGGAATTGCATAAGTTCCATTGTATTCTACTTTGTATTCTTTAACAGGCTGCATCATTCCACCACTTACAATTTCCATAATTTGTGAGGGCATTACATATAGCTCTTTATACTTACTTGCATTATCACCAGTTTCAGGCGCTAATCCATAAATATATCTATTGCCTGTTAGTTTACCATAAGCAACAATCTCACTCATCCAACTTGCATAAGATTGAGCTGGATTTGGCCTTTCTAATAGTTCATGTAATTCAGTATGTTCTAATTCAACTAATGCGTGTTTTCTAATCATGTTTGCTTTATGCAAAATCCCACCATCAATCATTCCGCTTGTCATTGCTTTATATTTTTTTAATTCATTCTCATTTACTTTTTGATAAATCATAAATGGAATTGTTGATGATGCTTTTGTAATAATATTTACTAATGAATAAATGGTTGCATTTTTTCTGTAACCCTCGTCAATATATGTTGAATCATTTTCAGGATTCCAAATAATTGAATCTCCTAAATAATTATAGATAGCTCTGTTATATTCCTTTGCAGTATTCTGTGTGTATTTAACTATAAGATTTTTTAATCTGTCATAAAATGTAGCCATTTAGATAAAATTTTATGTAAAAATACAAAATAATAAATTTGTATATTATATCACAAAGAAATCATATCTATTTTTATATCGTGAATAAGCAGCATATCTAAGAGCATCCATTAAATGATTGTTTTTATCAACAGGCTTATTAATAATCGTACCATCTTTTAGTTCCTCCCAAAGATAACTTTGCTGTTCTTTATGTAGGTTTTTAGATTCCAAAGAACATATAATATCAAACTCTTTTAGTAATGATATTCCAGCATTGATTGACCCCTGACCTTTAATGGCTGGTTTGGCCAATATACCCATTTGTCTAAGTTCCTCAATTGATTTTGGCTCAGCACTATCACAATAGCAAATAACATTTTCATATTTATGTTTTTTTAAAAAATCAGCAATGTCTCGATTGGTCATTCCTTTTTTATAACACAATTCATGAACATACAATTTGTCATTTTGTTTTGCAACTTTTACAACGCCAAGAGCATCCATTGTAAATCCAAAGTCAATACCAATTACATAATCATCAAATTCAGGAAAATCAGAATGCGGTATGTATTGCCAATTTTTAAATATTTGTCTTTCACTAAATACAGCTCTTTGGCCCTCACCATAGACACGCCAATACTCAGGGTCTCGTTCTCTTAATCTTTCTATTTCTTTAACTAATTCTTTAGGCAAAAACTTATTGTCTTTATATGTTGATGTATATAACTCAGCATCATCTCTTTCGCACAAATCATAAATCCAATGCACTGGGTCTGATGGGTTAAAATCAATCATAATGTTTTGTCTTGTTCTCATTGCTATTTGCCTGTATTCCTCTAACAATAATTCATTGCCCTCATTAAGCCATGCAATGTCTCTGGCCGACCCTCTAATCTTTTGTGAATCATCAGCAGAAAAAAACTCTAATGTATGCCCATTGTAGCTAAATGTATTTTCGGACTTATTAAAGACGCCATCCCAATATAAGCCTATATCCTTAGATATGTTGAGAAAGTCCCTTAGAACTGACCTTTTAAGCGCTGGAAGGGTCTTTCTTATTATGCTTATAGTTAGTGGCTTTTTGCTTATTGTAATTAAGTACAAACAATATTGCATTAAGGAATAAGTTTTACCGCTACGAGACCCACCCTGAAATATCTTTAATCTGGCCTTTGAATTATATGCTTCGTAGAATTGTTTATTGCAGTATTGTTCTATTCTTTTTCGATTGCTGGTTTCCATTCAATAAGTTTGCTTTGAGTATCAACATCATGTTTTATTTCTTGCCTTTCAATATACCCTCTTTTTTTTCCCTTAGTTTTGCAATAAAATATAATAGAAGTAGTGTCGCCATCTTTAATTTTTTTATGCAGTTGTGATTCAACAAAATCTAATGTTTGGTCTTGAATATCATCAACAGATTTTTTAAAATCTTTGTCATCCTTATACCAATCATAATAAGTTGACCTATGTACTTTAACTTGTTTACAAGCGGCCGTAACGATACCTAAATTATTTTCTAATGCAGATATTAGTTTCTTTTTTATAGTGTCGGATTTGTCGGTTTTCATTTGACAAATTTAAGCAAAAAAAAAGGAGGCCCAAAAACCTCCTTTACCTGACTGTGTAAAAAGCTAAATAAATTAGTTTATTAAATTAAACTAAATTGTTGTCAGGATTAATTATATAATAACTGTCTTAAGTTGTCAATCTTAACTCTTTCTAAGATATATTTACTATTATCAGTGTACGCTAAATCAAGTTCAACAGTTGCTTGGTGTTTAGTTCTTTTAATAATTTTAAAGCCATTGACTTCCCAGTTCTCATAATTTTTAAACTCATAATATAACTTATCTAATCCATCAACAGTTTCACCTTCAGCTAAATATATATCCTCTTGATATTCTCTTTGCAACTCCGCTCTTTCCTGCTCCTCGTTAATTAATCGTCTAAGTGGCTTTAATTCTTTATCAACAGAAATATAATCGTAACCTAAAAATACTCTTGCAGTTTTTAAAATTACAAGTAAATCATCTTGATTTTCTTGTACATACTTACCAAGTTCAATCATTTTACTTAAAAAATCAAAGTCAACTTTTTGGCCAATAGAATCAAAGTCAGTGTTCCAAGATGAACATGAAACATAAATAGAATGTCTTTCAGTATAATCGCTGCTACTTACACGAATATGACTAAAAAGTTTTTTGTCTATCTCTTTGTCAAGCCCTAATGCTTCACCAATTAAATCTTTAATAAGCTGTTCTGGTGCTTCTTGGTTTATTCTAAAAAACAAGTTTTGTTTTCTTTCTAATTCGTAAATTTTTTGTTGTATTAAATCTTTCATAATTTTTATTTTTTTATTATTTACCTCAAATATATGTAAATATTTTTAAATAATGAAAGAAAATTTACTTTTTTTTAAAATATTTTAAGTTTTTGGGTTATTTTTCCTGTAAATATGTAGATATAAGTCCCATATTTTACTACTTGCCTCTCTTTGATTCTTGTATTGTTTAGTAGATTTTTGGATTCTACCATTATTATCTATATGTAAATAGCACTTTTTACTATTCTTAATTGGTACTATATAAATTTTTAATCCTTTGTTTAAACACCAGGATTGTGCTTTAAAATATATGTTCATATTATTCTGATTCAAAAAATTCTGGATATATCTTTCTATACGATATATTTAAATTATCGTGTTCTTTTTTTAAATTATCAATATGCAGTGCAAAGCCTAAAAACAAATAATTTATAGCATCACAATATCTTGATTCTATTGGCTCAGCTTGGTGCATATTTAAATTAGTTGCATGACTTAATATTGATTGTATATGTTTATGAAAAAACACACCCCACACTTCCTGTGGCTTTAATTTTAAATGTTTTGCTGTTGATTTAAAATTATATAAAACATCCTGATTATTGTTTGTGTATTCAGGTTGTTTTTCATTCATTATTTTATTACAATTATCTATTAATTGTTTTTTTAATTCACTGTATTCTTTATGATTCATAATTAAAATGGTATATCGTTATCTTTTATTATTTCTAATTTTTTACTGTTTGTAATATCCTTATAAACACCTCCATTTTTAAAATCTGGTGCTATTTCAAAACATCCTAATTGTCCATTTTCTTT